GCAGTCGGTGTTTTTATCTGTACACTTGTAGGACTTGTCTTTGCGATTTGACCCGAAGCATATCTTACTGTGCCGAGTACCGATTTAAGTGAAAGAGAACCTGTCTTTGTATTTGGGTCATAGACAAACTCGTCAATGATTAGTTTTGAGTGTTGAGTAACATCTACTCGTGTTTCATCTATAAACTCAATCGCAACTTTACCTTTGCCTGTTTTAATTGTGTCGTATGAAAATATATCTAAGTCGACTTTGGAATCAACATCTTCACCATCTGTTCTTTCAATAACAGCGTTACCTTCGTGTAAGATAACATCGCCAATAATACTAGCGAATGATGAAAATGTTAGAAACCATAATATAAGAAAGACTCTCACATCTAATCTCGTTGTATAATATCTACATCAGCACTTGCGCCGTTCTGAGTCATAATCAGAGTATCGCCACTACCACCAGTTTGTAAGATGTTGTAGTTCGCACTTGCACCGTCTTGAGTTAATGTGATAGTACTATTATTAAGTGAATCAATATCATAAGTACCACTCGCACCATCTAAGTCAAGTGTGATTGTTCCTGTGCCTGTTTGATTTACACTTACATTCGCACTCGCACCGTTCTGGTCTAAAGATATTGTACCTGTAGATGTCTGGTCTATATCGAAACTACCACCAGCACCATTAAGTCCATCGCCTGCGGTTGTAAATACTGCATGACCTGTTTGATTAATATTAATCGTCTTAACAGCCGATGCTGTACTTCCTGTTGACACTAAAGTAATTGTGCCACCAGCAGTCTGATTGATATCTAAGTTTTGTGAATCGCCTGTTGTCGTTACAGTTGCTATATTATCGTAACTGCCTGATTGTACGACATCAACATCAGCGGTGATTCCTGTCTGTGTCATAATCAATGTATGACCATTAACATCACCATTATCATCAATGTTGATTAAGTAGTTGTTTGAATCACCAGCAATAGTTAGTGTCAATATTGCACTAGTACCATCAATCGTAGCGGCAACAACAGTACTGTCTGTACCCGAAGCGCCTGTAATTGAAACAGTTGAACTGTCAGCTGACTTTGAACTAGTATTACCTAAATCAATATCAATATCTTGTGAGTTACCTGTAAAGGTGATTGATGCTGTAATACTATCACAACCTGATGTAGCAGAACCACTATCACAATTGAAATCAATGTTATTACTATTACCAGTCGTACTAAAAGTACCTGTAAAACTATCGCCATCAATATCAAATGTCAGTAAGTTACTATTACCTATTTGGTCAATATTAAAGTTCGTTGCTGAACCCGAAGCCGTAGACGCCGTTGTGCTATTGCCGACTTTGTTTCCGTCGCCATCTTGCAGCACATTAAATACTAATGAAGCACCTGCCTGTGTTACATAAATCTTATTTGATGCCATCGCTGACATACTCATCAGAAACATAATAAAGAAAGTTAAAGCTTTCAAATTACTCTCCTTGTTTCTCCGAAATCGGATGTTTACTCAGACTATGACTTTTTATATCAGCCTGAGATATATTTATGTCTTTATCCTTTGCAACAACAACTTCTGCCCATTCCCACAGTCCTTGTTCTTTGCCTTCGTAAAGCATCTCTAAGACACCATACTCTATTGCAGTACGAATCGCATAATTTACTGGTTCGTTTGCTGCATTGCCAGACTCTATCTCTAATGCTTTTGTGCCTAAGTCTAAAAATCTAAACACATCTGCACCATTACTAGTACTAGCGATTGTCTTAGTTGCAGACACAGTTAATAAAATTTCTCCTGTCTGCACACCAATCAATCTTAATGATATTGTTACTTGGTCAGTTCTATATTGTTCGTTTACGCCTAGACCTAAAAACCTTGCACCAGCACCACCACTTGTTGTATTCGTATCATAACCAACAATACCGCCCTCTAATATTAGACCAGCAAATAACATGGGTTGTAGTGAATCTACTCCACTTGCACCATCATATAATTCTCTTGTACTTCTTATGAGTTGTCGTTCTTTGATTAAGTTATCTAAACTCGCCCTCTCAACAACTGTAAACCATTTACCTTTTGCAACTGCCATCAGAGATTGTATCACCCAAACATCTGCACCTTGTGAAACTGCTGTCGATAGTCCGACTGCTTTTCTTTGACCTGTAGAATCAGGAAACTTATAAACTGCAACTGTAATCTTTACTGGGTTGCCATTTCCGTCTGTCGGCATACCAATAAGTGGCGGCATATCTTGTAACAATTCTTTCGTTGGCGTTCCTTGTACAAAAGGCATTTCTACTTCTATCGCCTTTGTATTCTGAACAGAACATGATGCTACGAATAAAGATAATATGATTGGTAGTAAATAGTCCATTAGAATTTAAAGTCCCCAACAGGTACAACTAGAGTAGTCAACGAGCCGTCAGCGGCAGTAACAGTTAATGTAATTGTTTCTGCTGTTTCATCTTTAATCCATGCAACAGTCGAACCATCAGGTAGAGTTGCAGTACCACTAAGTGGGCATTCTAATGCAGTCGTAGATGTATCTTCAGTACAATTCGTGCCGAACATATTATCAACCATCTGTTTAGATAGATTAGCAAAGATACGACTCTCGACATTCGTTACAAACTTTGCAAGAGTTGTGTTCTTAGCAGCTCGTTCAGCCGCCTTTTCAGCAGCCGTCTTATCGTCTTTGTTTGATTGCTCTCTTTGATATTGCAACTGTTCAATAGATAAGACATGACTAGAATATCCGATACCACTAAACGCAGGATTACTAAAGTCAAAAGTCAAACTACTTGATATTGCTGAGGTACTAAACCCTATCAATAAAAGCATTTGTAATAATGTTTTCATACTACTATTTATAAGGATTCCAGACACAAAAAAAGGGGACCGAAGCCCCCTTTCTGATTATTAACTGACTACTACTTCTTAGACCAAAGTGACCATAGAATTGCAATCGTAACTAGTCCTACTAGACCTTCGTTACCCAAAGTACCGACTATACTAGAGATGTTACTAATAACACCTAAAGATAAGAATGGCACATTTGAACCAAAGACTACTTCTAGTGCAACTGATAAACCAATTAGTTGTACAGCAACCGTTGTAATATTACCTATCGTATCCGTTATATTTTTCCACATAAATTTTTCTCCTTTTATGTTATATTGTTTTTGATATCTCAAACTACATTCATAATAAGTGTTAATATTTAGACAAAAAAAGGGTTAGAACACAAGATTCTAACCCTTTAGTAGTGAAAACAGGTGGAGAGTTTACTCGTCCTCTTCCGCTAACTTACTGAAATAACTCAATGTTTCGTCTGAATCATCATCAGCAGTAGTCGCCGGAGCAGGTGTCGGGGAACTTACTGTTTCTTCTACAACTGGTGCAGCTGTCTGTGTTACAGGTGGGATTGCAACATCTTCGGCAGTACCAGTATTCCTTACGCCAGATAGAACTTTATCAAGTTTTGCTTTTAATTCATCATATGATTTAAAGTTTTCGTCTGCAAGAAATGGCTTCAATGGAAATTGTTTATTCCATATTTCTTCGATTGACTCGTCATTATCTGCGATAGCAGACTTACTGTCAAACTCTGATTTGTCATAATTCCAGTAACCATCAACTTTTCTGATTTTCAGTTTAAAGTTTGCACCTTCCCAAAAGTCAAATGGGTTAATCGGTGTTTCATCTTCAAACTCAGGCTTCATCGCTTCGGTAATCTTATCAAAGATTTTCTTACCGAACTTATATAGTTTTACTTGACCTTCGTTTTCAGGATGTTTAGGGTCACTCACAATCATAATGTTTGCAGTATAAGAAAGTTTACGCTTTCTCTTTCGTGCAATTTCTTTATCTGCCTCAACGCCAGAATTCCATAATAAACTATTTGACTCACTAATAGGACATTTCTTATTAAGAGTAGTCAAACTATTTTCAATCAACCAACCGCCAGGACCTTGAAACGCATGGGACCATAGTCTTGCCCATGGCAAATCTTCATCTTGAACTGCTGGTAGAAAACGAAAAACAGCATACCCATTACCAGACTTATCTAGTTCTGGCTTCCAGAATCTATCATCTTGATATGAGTTTGTTTGTCGTTGGGGTTCTGCAACTTTTGATAGTTCACCCATAAGAGTGTCTAAGTTGTTTGAGCGTTTTAACGCTGATAGGCTTGTTGCCATATTTGTTTCTCCTGTATTATTGTATTTGTATGTTTATTGTATTGTGCTGTATGTATCGCACCTTTATATTTATAACGAAAATATATCTCAAATTGGAGCGGAAGAGAGGGTTCGCACCTCTGATTACAGATTGGAAACCTGTCGTGTTGCTTTTACACTACTTCCGCATGTTTCTTGATATATGTATATATTATACACTAAGTTCTTTCCTTTGTCAAGCGTTTCCCAAACATTTATCTGCTACTTCAAATATTTCGGGTAAATATTGAACTACAACATAGACTATAGCAAAGAATCCTATTATTTTAAGTATCATTTATTTCTGTGGCAATTTTAGTAAATCACAGTTATAAGATAATGTTCGTCTTGCTTCTTCTGTGCCGTTGAATGGGTAAACGCCGTGTAACATAGTGTAAGGAAATACAAAGAAGTCGCCGACTTGTGCATCTACTCTATACTGATATATGCCAAGTGGGTCTTGATTGCCACCAACAAACTCTAAGTATCCGTTTGAGGGATCCTCTGGATTTGTAACTTCTTCGCCGTAAGTACTAGGTCGTTTTAACATTAACACAGAAGAAAGTCCTACATCAGAATCTTTTGTTACATGATAGTGAAAAGGATTGTATTCGTTAGACCTCATTTCATTTATCCAAGCACCCTGTAGTCTTAATTCCCACCAAGGCTTTTGAATTTGTTTTGTATATTGTGTGAAGCAAGAAAGAAAAGCACCTTTCATATAGTCAGTCATTATACTATCAACTAACTTTTCTTCCACAATTTTACCAGCAAGTGATTTATTGTGTAATGGCAATTCGTCTACCGCTTTATCGTATGCGATATTAATATTATCAATGATTTCCATAGGTAGTGTGAATTTTAAAATCATGTTACCTAACATTATAGGCACTAATGTTACTGGTAATGTTGCTTCTGGTTGTTCTGCCATTATAACTCCTTTAGTTTATTTCTTAATGTTATTTTATACTTTGTGATATTGTATTTGAGAAAAGGTTTGTATCGCACTATTCTTTCGTATAGTTTTGGCCATAACACGGTTTCTGATATATCTTTATTTAATCGTTTTGAGAACGAAAGCAAATCTTCTAGTATCACAAATGTTTCAAGACTTATCTTTTTAGATAAAACCATCTTGAGTATCGGTGGGTGTTGCCCCTTTACAGATGTGAATATATCATCAAAACTCATTTTATTTGCAGTCATTCGTTCTATCATGTAATCAATATCTTGTTCATAATAATAGTGTAACGCTTCTATTCGTTTCGACCATTCTTTATAGCTTTCGTCACCAGAGTGACCGATGATGTCACCAACCCATAGATTAGTATTAGTAACAAAGTTGCTAACAAAGTAATCAACAATAGTGATATCGTTATAAGATTTAGAAAGCTTATGAAAGAAATACCTATCCCTTCTTTTAGTAAATGTTTCCAATCGTGCAGTTGTTCGTCCGCCGTGCTTATGAAAGTCATAGCTT